CGGGCGATCAATAAGGGTAGGGCGGCCGGACTCGTCAGCAGCGACGACCATACCGGCAGTCTGACCATCCAGAATTGCGCGACGGTGCTCAAGGGAAACCTCAACGCCATCTTCCGGAATGGCCTCAACAATGGTGCTGTCATAAAAGCCGAGTTCAGTTGCACTAAAGAAAATCATGGTCAGTTCCCCCATACGCGCCAAGAAACGACAGGATTCACAGAAAGGTTCGGTCCTGAATTGGCATTGACCAAAATGCTATTGAGGCTGCTGCCGTTCTTTCTCACCCCAGCAGTAGAAAATTCCGCCGCCCCCGCCTGTGCCGATAAGGGTACCGAGACCATCGCTCCAAAAATGGCATTAGGGAAAGCGGTGGGGAGGACCACGGTCACCTCGGCGTTATCTGTTACAGCGACAGATCCCCATTGATCGATCAAGCCGGACGGGTGCTTTTGGTATCCGTTCGGCGCGCCAGACATGGCGAATTCTGGAGAGTATTTGAGCGCAGCCCCGCCGGAAATAAAGTAATTCGTGCCCTGCAAAACCAGCTCAACCGATGTGCCCGGCGGAATAACCAAGCTGCTCATTGGCTGCGTAGCAATGACGCCCAACGAATCCCCAGCAGCAGCAACCAGCGTTGCAGCCGCGGCGCCAACGTTCTGAACGGAAATCGTACTGCCTACCGGCGTAGAACCTACAGCCGAAGGCGGCAGGGTCACGCTGAACGATGTACCAGAGTTCAGCAGCAGCAGCTTGCCGAAAATACTGGCCGACAACGCCGTGTTGGCATTGGCGATTGCCGCTCCCGCGTGATTGCCCAGTGCTCTTTGCACAAACTCCGTTGTAGCGAGCTTCAGAGAGTTATCAAACTGCGCCGGTGTATTGCCCGTCGGATTGATCAGCGCCGGCGAGTTGATCGGCGCGAAGCCTTGCGTCACGTTCTGGAACGTCAACGCCGTAGTGCCCAGCACAATCGCCCCGTCAGTGATCAACTGCCAACGGGTGTCGGCCAGTGTTGTGCCCTGCTCAACCGATACCAGCAACGCCGAGGTCACCTCAGTATTCGAGTCTGCATCTGCCGCACGCGACCAACCAGCTGCGGCGGCCACCCAAATGCCGTTGTCCTTGGCGGCGTTCTGGTTTTTCACCAGCACGCGGTCGCCTATGTCCAGTGCCACGCCGTCGATGGGTTGGAGCCCTGACAACGCAATATTGGTCGTCGTCGCGACCCGCACCGACTGCTTGCTGTCGAGCTTGTACAGTTCTTCCAAAATCTTCGTGTCGACGTATTCGCGAGTGGCAAGCACCACCGATGGGTCTATTTTCAACTGAATGTTCGACGTGCCGCTGGTGATGACGTGCATGCGCACAACCTGGTTGCGGCCCGACCCCTGTGCTAGCAAGGGCTTATAGCTTGGCGCCACGTTGGCCACGGCTGAGAACACGCCGTCCTTGTCTTCGAGCGCCAGTTCGCGAATCCACCAACCGCCAACATCAGGTGGCAGCACCAGCTCGGCGATGAGGACGTTGTCGTCGGTTGGGGATACGCGCAGCTGATTGAGCTGGGCGCGGTACCGCTGATTGATCAGCTTGGTCTGTGCCGGACTGGGTACCGGGTCGGTGCCGTTGGCATCGCCGATCAGCATGTAACGCGGCTCCCAGGGAATGCCGAGGGCGTCGCAGTTGGTTTTCTTGGCAGCGCCCAGCGTCGTCAGCATGCCGCCGAAAATAGAGTTCTGATCAACCATGGGGATACACGTCCAGTTCGTCGATGGTGTAGAGGCTCACGCCGCTGTAACCCCGGACGGAGACGTCGATGTCCGGGTTGTTCCAGGGATACACGTCGATTTCGTCGCCGTCGTAAACGGCGAAGCCAACGAAGGCGTCGAGTCGGGTTTCAAGAATGATGTCGAGGCCGGTTAGGTGACGGGTGAGGGGCTTGGCGTCGTCGATCAGCCAGACCAGTTCCTGATACATCGCTTCGGTGATGCCGGAGTCGAGGACGCCGATGCGCAAGGCAAAGGTGCCCGGTGTACCGGTCGGAACGGTCTGCCACCATTCGGCGACCTCGATAAGGTAGCCGAGCGGTTCAACGACCCGGCGTAAAGCACCGATGGTGCCCTTGTGCGAGTGCACGTAATAGGCGGCTCTGCACGCGGCACGCTTGGCGGCCTCCGACCATTTACTGTCCCAGCGATCCACCGAAAATGCCCACGCCAGGTACGGCAGTAAGGGCAGGGGGCATAGGTCAGGGTTATAGAGCGTGCGCAGCGGAATCGGCACGCGCTGGATTTCCGCCAAGGCTTGCGCGGCTTGGCGTTCCAGTGGCGTCGAGTTACCGGGTAGCAGTGGATGGTAGGTCATCACTCGACCCCCAATGTCAGTTCCACGCTTGTGCAATAGGGCGCCTGATACTTGGTAGCGACGATGTCTTCCCAGTCTTCCAGCACGACTTTGCGCACGCCCTCGACGTGCAGCGCGGCATGCACGATGGACTCGGAAACCTCCAGTGCCAAGCGCCGGCGCTGATGCACGAACTGGAGCAACTGGGCTTCGGCTGCTGCGAGAACTAATTCGGTTTCAGGTCCGTTGCTCAACGGGTAGATCCGCGCCTTGATCTGGTAGTTGATGATCTCGGCGCCCTGGACGGTGAGGCGATCCGCGACTGGGCGGCGGTCGTCATCGCTGAGGTAGGTTTTGACCTTGTTGAGCAGAGCCGGGGAGGCGGTGCCATCGGCCAGCACGGATTGCACGGTGACCACGGCTTCGGCCGGCGCCGGGCTTTCGGCGGTGGCGTCGGCTACCTGACCGTCAGCGGACCGTGCGTGAAAGATATAGCTGTTGCGCGGGCCGGCGGTACTGAGGCCTTCCCATGCCATTTGCGCACGCTCGCGCAGGCTGTCGTCGCTTTCCATCAGCTTTGGGAGGGGCGGTACGGCTGTCGGGTTTGCAGCTTGAATGACCAGCCGTTTCACATTGAAGTTGGCGGCGAGCTGTTCGAGGTCGGTGCCTCTGGCCAGGGCCAGCATGTTAGCAACCGAGGCTTCGTTGACCCGCTGACGCCAGACGGTTTCGCGGTAGGCGTTTTCCTCGAGTAATTTGGTCAGCGGCTCCGACTCCATGTTGAGCCGGGCGGCAATTTCGGGTTGTTCCTCGATCGGCCAGAGGCTGACGGCGTAGGCCTTGCGCTCGGCGAGGATCTGCTCGTAGTCGATCTGTTCGACAATCTGCGGCGCCGGCAGTTGGCCAAGATCGATGGCGACAAAAGTGTTCATACGCTGCCCCCTAGTTGCAGAGGCACGCTCAGGCTCAGCGGCTGATTGTTGTCGACGATGGTGCCTTCGAATTCCAGCGACGCCTGGCCCTGAAGGTTCGCGCCGACGAACTGGATACGGCTGAGGCTGATGCGGGTTTCCCAGCGCATCAGTGCCATTACGGTGGCGGCGTAAACCTGCAATCGGGTGAAGTCGTTGAACGGCTGATCGACCAACTCAGGGAGCAGGCTGCCGTATTCGCGGCGCATAACGCGGGTGCCGATGCGAGTAGTCAGGATGTCGGTGATCGACTGGGCAATGTGTTCGACCAGGCCGAGGGCTGCGCCGGTTTCTCGGTTCATTCCGGTTTCCCCGTCTTCGCGCCGCCGGCCAAGACGCCACCGTGTAGGTGCTGCACCAGGCTGATGCCGGCCGCGATGACGTCTTTGGACACGGTGACCGTGCCGGTAACGTTCTGGTTACCGGTCTGGGTGTAGTCGCCCTCGTGGGTGATCGGGCCGACGATGTGAATGCCGCCCGTGCTGATCAGGTTGGTGGAGCCGCCCTCAGCCAGCGTCGCGTTGAGGTGGTGCGCGACGCTGTCGTACTCGATGACGGTGCCGTCGCGGTAGGTCGTTCGGTGCAGGCCTTCACGGTCGCCGTTGGCCGGCACGTCGTCACTGAACAGGCCGGTCAGGACCACGCCGTTGCCGAGTTGGCCGGATGGGCTGAACAGAATGACCTGCTCGCCTTCGGTGGGTGGGTTCCATTCCCGGTCGGCGCCGGCTCGGGCGGCGACCCATGGGAGCCAACCGGTGGTGAGGGTTCCGGTTTTGACCTGCACACGCGGGGGCTTCATCTGGACGGCAGCGATGGTGCCGAGGCGGACGAGGTTTTCAATCAGGCGGGCGAGGGTGGCTAAGTCGTTCATGGCGCCGATGTTGGCGCCACGCACGGGGGGATGCAGCAATCAGTGTTTGTAAAGCAACAGCTTACAAAATATACCGAACCTATAATTGCAGATGCGTAGTTATCAAATATGAAGTTGCGGCACCTAAGCCGAAAAATAAGGTGTAAAACGGTTTGTTCAAAAAAATTGCGACTGTTTTAAGGCGTGCATACGTGTTTTCAAATTCTCGGCGGTAGTAACGATTTAAGTGTCGAAGTTTTCTTACTCTATCCTTCAACAATGCTCGCTGTTTGAGGGCTTCGTCGAGACTATGCAATTGTGAGTCGCACGTTATGTTCGGCCAGTGGGCGTGTGGAGTTAGGTCAGAAACGGTTAATTCTGGATCGGAAACTCCGGCGCCCTGATTTTGATCGTGCCAGTCGAATTTTATTCCAGAGTTGCCGTAGAAGCTATTTCGCCGGTTTTTATTCGGGTGATAGGCGTCCGAAGAAATTAACGTAATAGGAGCAATTTTTGTTGAAGGGTCTAACTGCTTTGCCCAAAAAACGATCTTATGAAACAGATAACTCCCTATATGAAGCCCTCTCATTGACTCATGAATTGTAACTAAGCCATTTGTGAGTCTCACTCTTGAGCTGCTAGCATCACCACCCATTTCGCATATAAGGGTGCCAGCTTCGCAACCCCATTCACCAGAAATATATGTAGCGCGTACTTTGATGGATGCATCTATAATCTTTTGATGGTGGCCCGTTC